CCCGCTGTGGCAATCATTTGCTTCTTGCGTTTGGTGGGTTCTTTGATCATAAGCCCAATGTATCGAAACGCATCTGCCCCGTGGGAATAATGGTCGTGCAATGGGTTTCTGCTGAACTGCCCCGTGTCTGGGTCAACCTCATACCTGTAATGTCTCAGGCAAGCCAGCCCATCGGCGGTGTGTTCGCGGTCAAAGTAACAGTTCGGGAATATTGTCCTGGCGGCGTTGATGGAGTCCAGAATTGGCACTCTGGGCAGGATGGTGGTCTTGTACCCTGCCGCCCTCACAATGTCATCAATTGACCGCCCAGCCGCTGCCAAGGTCTTGTTTTCTGCGTCATGGGGTAACCAAACGGTATCGTATACATATCCATATGTCTGCATGGTCGCCAAGTAATAGCTGATGGTTTTTTGGGCATCCTCAATGTATCGGATTAGCCTTGTCTCCATACCCACAAACTGCAAGAACCATATGGCGGTGCTATCCGACCAACCCAGGTCAAACACAGCATGAACAGGTTTGGTTGCGTCATAGGGCACTTTGGTGATGCGCCCATCTTTTTCGGCCTGTTGCATTTCCTTGGCAAAGATTGCCCCATCCACAGTTTGGCGGCATAACCCTTCCCAAACTTGGTTGTAGGCTTCCTCGTCCCGTGCCTTTAGTGAGTCTTTTTCAAGTTTGAGGGTTTCGGGAAACCAGGGGTTATCTGACCAGTTCACCCGCATGGTGATGCAATCTTCTGGGGGGCTTGCCACAAACCGCTGGTAAGTTTCGTCTGTTTCCAACTCAGGGTTAAACGAAATCCATATCTCAGACCCGCCCTTGCGGATGGTTGGGATTAGGATGTTCCACGATAAACGGCTGGTGGTTTGAGCTTCCTCAACCCAGCAAATATCCACCCCTTCGTAAGATTTGATGTTGCTGACGTTGTTTTTAAGGCCCACAAAGCTAAATTCTGTGCCGTTGCGCCCCCTAATGCTGGCCTGGGTGATCTCGTAGAACCCCAGCAGTCCAAGGCTTTCGATCTGGTCGCACAGCAGTTTATGCACCGAATCCCTGATGCTGGTCTGAAACTCTCGGGCGCACAGGATGCGGATGGGGTTCTTTGCCCCCAAGATAAGCAATGCCCTGGCTATCCCCCAAGACTTTGCCCCGCCTCGCCCACCATATAGAACTTTGTAGCGTGACTTTTGAAACAACCCTTGCAGCTTGACAGGGAATTCTGCCTTTGCAATGGCATCTTGTACATCAGTCATTCGGGCTTGATGAATGTGACTTGGATGCCAGACAACAAAGGTGCGCCATCAACGCCTGAAATTTCTTGCTTGACGCTCTCGCGGTACTTTTTGGGGAATCTTGCCGCCATTGACCGTGACCACAAAGAGGCATTCAGTCTGTCGCTTTCTTTGTTTTCGACCATGTAGGCTTGGGCTTGTTCCTCCCACCAGTAAAGTTCCATATCCTTGGCAATGTCCAAGGCTTCTCGAAATTCTTTATGTTCATCTCGCCAGCGGTATAAAGTGGCAGTTCCCACACCAATAATAGCGCCTATGGCTTCAGTCGATTTTCCTATTCTGCCAAGTTCAATGGCTTGCTCACAGTATGCGGGGTCATACATGGATGGGCGACCAACAGGGCGTTTATCGGTCGTTTGTACATCTGTTTGATTCATGGTATATTTATGCAATAGCAACGCATGGAGTTATTGTATATGAAAAAGCGTGACCGCAAAGGCGCAGTTCTTACTTGTATTCATTGCCAACAATCCTTTCGTGTTCCAACATACAGATCAACCACAGCAAAATACTGTTCTCGTTCATGTTTGGCAAAAGTTCATTTACAACAATTTGCCGAACATCGTTTTAAACCAACCAACAGGGCAAAGCATACTTACAAAATTATCAATGTCAATGGCAAGCAAGTTCGAGAACATCGGCATTTGATGGAACAACATTTAGGCAGAAAACTGCAATCGTGGGAACACGTCCATCACATAAATGGCAATTCGCATGACAACAGAATAGAAAATCTTGCTGTCCTTTCAAATGCTGAACATCAAAGAATTGAACTTGCTGAACGAAAATCGTTCATTTCTTTTTAGCTTTTTTATCAGCCTTTTTTTCAGCTTCACGTTTAACTGCGTAACTTATGGCAACTGCCTGTTTGGGTGGCTTGCCAGCGGCGATCTCTGCTTTAATGTTGGCCTTAAGCGCCTTGGGGGTCATTGATGCTATCAGCGGCATTTGCCTTCTCCTTGGATTCTTGGGCCAACTTTTCTTGTAAGGATTGCTTCAACTCGGTGTTTTCCCTAAAAAGGGCAGCGGCTTGCGCCATAGCGGAATCCCGCTGCCCCTCTAGCATCTCAACCAAAAGTTGTATCTCAGGGTTTGGATGCTTCAACATCTTAGGCGGCGCTCGAACACATGATGTAGTAAGGCGTACCGTCTGATGCCACAACTTTCAAAGTCTTGGCAATGGTGGCAGTGCTTGTAACAAACAAAGCCGCGGGAATGTTGAACAGGTTGGGAACCGTGCCTGTGCCGCTATTGGTGAAACGAATGAATGATGTATTCGTCCAAGTACCGCCAGATGCAAAGTTGGAATCGGCTTGAATAGCCGCCAACGTGCCGCCTGGGTTGGTGGATGTACCGCCCAAGGTAGCCCGTAAAGCATTGCCAGCGCCAGAAATAGTGCCAGCGCCATTAACGCTCAAACTCAGGTGTGCGCCATTGATCGTTCCACCAGTGGCAGCCCCTGCGCCCGTCACAACGCTAAACGCTCGGATGGTTTCACCGCTGCCAGTGCTGCTAAACGTCAAACGCTGGTAAGTCAGTCGGGTGTCGCCACTTGCGGCGCTGGTCGTGGCATATGCCCCGTTGATGATGCCGCTGGTCGTTACAGCTACTGGGACAGTTGCATTACCAACTTGAACTGAAACGAACTCTGGGTCTGCGTAAGCTACGCCTGTTGCGATTGAATTTGCCATGATATTTCCTTTATTTCTTCCAAAAGGGTTAACAATTCCAGTTTTTTAGACTGGCCTTAGCCCGTTCTGCTGGGCCTTTAGAGTGTTTTACCACCCCCTCCATCCTAGCGCAAAAACTGGCTTTTCGTCCAGCATCTGCCTTGGTCTTGGGGTTTGGGGCTGGTGGCTTTAAGTTTGAATTGTTCTTTGCGTTGTATTCTGCACGCCCTTTAGCGGTCATTCCTGCACCCTTTTCTGTTGGGTTATAGGTTTTGCCCTTGCCCGTGGTCTTGTGAGGGATTGGCTTATCGTGCTTTTTCATGTTGATTCCAATTTTTCTTTCAAAATTTTAATTTCAGCACGCAATTCAGCATTAATTTTGCCTTCTTCAATGCCTTTTCTGATCAGTTCGCTGGTAACTTGGGCATCACGATGCTCAAATTCGCTATAAAGCATATTAGTTCTAGCAAGAAACTCAATCTTTTCATTGAGGCGCTGAATTTCTTGATCTCGATTCATTTTTTTGCCGTTTTTGCAGATTCTTTGAATGCTTTAGCAGTTGGTGCACCCTTTGCGCCAGGCGACCTCATGCGCTCGGGCGTTTTACCCGCCGCCTTTTGGCGTTCTATGCGTTCTTGTTTAGCGTGAATGTTGGCATAAAGCCCAGGTTTTGCCATTTTTAAGCCTCCACAACGGCGCAAATGTCCGCTTCTTGAATGATTTGATAGTCCTGACCATCAATCTTGTGGGTGGGCCATTTCAGATAGTCCCCATTCCCATATTTGATGAAGTCACCCACTTGGACACCCTCAACATCTGAACCAATTGCAACAATCGTCCCCTCGTTAAAGGGTTCTCGGTTATCAATGTAAATGATGTCGGAAATGTGCCGCACCTGGGGGCGCACAACCACCCGATCACGCAGAGGCTTTAGCATGGCTTTTCCTCTCGTATTTGCGCTTTGGGGGCGTGATTTGATCAGTGGTTATGTCGTACACAGGCAAGGCGACTAAATCAACCTTTACATCCTGAGTTTCAACAATCAGATGCTGACCGCACCAATCTTTTTCGTGCTTGTTAACCTGTTGCGGGTTTAACCGACAGATGCCCATGATTTGCTGGG